CCACGGGCCTGCCGTGGACGCCACCGACAACGACGTTGCCGTAGCAGTCGCGGCCGCAGCGAGAGTGGAGCCGTCACCGGCGACGACGCCGTACTGCCCGTCGCCGACCACGCCCACCCGCCACGGTGTGGCAGGCGCGCACACGAGATCGACCTCCCATGTGCGCACGCCGATCCGCTCCTGGTAGCCCTGCACGAGCAGGTCCACCGGTCCGGGCGGCATCCACGTGGGCAGATCCGTGATGCGGATCAGGTCGCCCTCGGTGATGCCGAGGACTGCGTCGATCAGCTCCGGTGCCCGGTGCAGGCGGATCGTGACGACCGGGTATCGGGCCTCGTCCACGGTGCCCAGATGCAGCAGCCAGTGCGCCATCGGCTCGGTCTGATCGTCTGAGTAGAAGTTGAGGGTGATCGAGTCGTCGTAGCGGCCCACACCGGCCGGTGGGTCCTCCACCGACAGCGAGCCCGTCGTCAGCTCGGCGCGGCCGGACGACCCGCCCACGCGTTGCACCGTGACGTCGTTACGCAGGGCGCTGTCGTCCTCGACGGGTTGCAGCTTGCCCAGGCCCTTGGCGCCGTAGGCCAGGGTCAGCTTCGGCGTCTGGTTGTACTGCGAGACCCGCGACCGGTAGCGCAGGCCGAGGCGCGCCCGGTCCTCGATGAGGATGCCGCCGTCCGCTGCCTCGCACTGTTCCAGTTGCTCGAGCAGGGTGCCCGGCCGTTGGGGGCCCATGCGGGCGGTGTCCGTCATCAGCCCGGACACGGAGACCGGCAGCCCTTCCTCGGTGCTCAGGCGTCGTAGTCGGGCTCCGGCGGTTTCCCCGGCGAAGCCGTCGTCGGCGTCGTTGAAGATGGGTGTGTTCTCGGCTTGGAACACCGCGAGGTGGCCGAAGCTTGTGCCGTCCAGGCCCGCGCCGAAACTGGAACGGACGGCGGTGACCCTCCCGACTGTCCCGGCGAAGGTGCCTTGGAGGAAGTGACCGCCGCCGCCCTGGGCTCTGAGCCAGCTGAGGACGACGTCGACGTTGCTGCCGACCTGGCGGGCGAAGACCCGGACGCGGTTCCAGCTGTTGAAGAACGGTGGTGCGCTGCCCTGGCTGCTGCTGAGCAACAGGAGCTCGGCGCTCTCGTTGCTGAGCACCTGAAGCTGCACGGTGTCCGGTGCGACCCGCACGCGATAGGTGGCCCCGGTGCCTGTGCAGACGATCTCGTACAGGACGGTGTTCGCTGCTGGGGCGGCCGGGATGACGTTCACCAGCTCCATGTGCCACGGCCCGGTCCCCGTAGCGGGGGCTGGCACGTCGGCGGTGAACGCCGCGTTCGGCTGGACGACCGGCAGGGCCTCCGAGCCGCCCAGGTCGTCACGGCTGGCCATCTCGAAGTTGGTCAGCCGCATCGGGGTCACGCCAGGCGTTGGGCTGTACGCCTGGGTGGCCTCGCGGTCGTCTTCCATCGGCCAGTACGCAAGCAGCGTCGGGTCCGATGGGATCCGCCGCCGCAAGGTGCTCTGGAGTGCCTTCTTGCCCTGGTTGAGGCGGCGCAGGATTCCCGCGGCCTCACCATCGACGAGGATCAGCGCGCCGGTCCTGCCCCAGCTGGACGGCCAGTCGGAGTACTCGCCGGAGAAACGAGTGTGCTGGTTCGTGAGTGTGGCCTGCCCGGTCAGTGACCACGTTCGGCCGGCCGAGTCCGTGAAGGACGTCGCCCCGGAGGCCTGCGCGGTGAAGGTCGGGCTGGCGACCACGGTGCCGCCGATGCCCGAGCGCAGCTCGAAGGCGTAGATGCTGCCCTGCGGTGAGGTGAATCCCAGGCTCGTGACGTCACCGACCTCGACGGGAGCGGTGGAGTTGAACATGGCGCCGATCACGCCGGCCTTGACGTCCCCAAGCTGGGTCCACGGCCCGGCAATCGACGGTGCTGTGTAGAAGGTGACGACGCCCAGGGCGGAGTCCCACGTTGCGCGGAGCGCGATACGGCCCGACGGGGGCCACGGGACCGGCACCGACGAGGAGCTCTCGGTAATGCCGACCCCGTCCGTGCTGACTCGGAAGACAAGCTGGTCCTGGGCGTTGACCATCATCAGCCATGACCGCTGGTTGCCGGTCAGCAGGTACTTTCCCGCCAGCTCGACGGTCTGCCCGCGCTGCACGTTGGTCAGGGCGACCTCGATGCGCACGTCGATGCTGCCCGTGATGTCCAGGGCGGCCGCGTCAGGAGTACGCGCTCCGCCGGTCCCGCCGTCCGGTACGACCAGCCTCGGCGGGCCCGCGGCGACGCTCACCCGCATCGGCGTGTTCCGGCCCAGCTTCCCGTAGTACGGGGAGCGGGGGTTGCGCGGCGAGTACAGGCCGTCCGGGGACTTCAGCGTGAGGGTGCAGGACGCCGGGTCGGTGCCCTGCCCCTCACGGGTGCGGCCGCGGGTGTGGGTGATGATGTCCCGGAGCTGCGCGTGCTCCGTCACATCGGTCCATGCGCCGCCGATCTGGAACTCCACACGGGTGCCCAGCGGCTCGTCAGGGAACGCCATCAGCCGCTCCTCCTCCCCGCCACCACCAGGTCGACGTCGCCGCCGCCCTTCTTCCGCACGCCACGGCGCATGCTCTCCATCACGAAGTCGTCCGCCTGCCGGCCAGACGAGCGCAGCTCCAGCACCACGCGCTGCGACGCAGCTGCGCGCGCCCGGGCGGACGCGGTGTCCCACGAGCCAGGCGCCGGCGTCTCCACCAGCGACGCCATCGACCGGGCCACGGCCGCCCGCTCCGCGTCCATGCCCTTCACCAGCCCCTGGGCGGTGTACTGGCCGACCAGCGCCATCACCCGGGACGGCGACTTGATGCCGAGGGCCTTGCGGATCGAGGCGGACATCCCCTTGGCGATCCGGAGCATCGTCTGTTCGATGTACTTCTGGTGATCCAGCAGGCCCTTCACCAGGCCCTGCGCGGCTTGGATGCCCGCGCCGTACATGGCGTCCCCGGCTGTAGCACCTGCCTGCCCAGCAGCCCGCACCAGAGCCGACTGCTGCGCGTTGATCGCCTTCACCTGCGAGCCGCTGGCGCTGGCCAGGGCAGCCGCCGAGGCGCTACCTCCGGTGACACCGGCCTGCGCGATCTGCGCGATCAGATCCGCCCGGACACCCTTCTTCCGGAGCGTCGCCAAGTTCTTCGCGAAGGTCTGCGCGGCGAGGGTGTCCTGCTGGAGGCCGGCGAGGATGGTCCCGGCGGTCTGGGTCCAGCCGCCGGTGTCCTGCTTGGTGATGTTGGCGTCGTCGAGGACTCCCTTCTTCACGTCGGCGGCCAGCTTGTCGCGGGTCTTCTTCAGGTCGTCGAGCTTCTTCCGGGCGTCCTTGAGCTGCGAGCTGATCTTGGCGTCCCAGTTCGCGAGGAACACCAACGAGTTCGCGTCCTTGTTGATCCGCTTGAGGGCGGCTTTCTCCTTCTTCCCGGTGAGGGCGTCCTTGACGATGTCCACGAGCTTGTAGCTCGCCGCTTTGACCTGCTTCGTGGAGCCGGTGAGGCCATCGACGAGACCGCGGGCGATCCACTTGCCCTGTGCCTTCGTGACCTTCGACGGGGATGCGATGCCCAAAGCTTTGGCGATGGGGCCGGGAATGACGCTGCTTGCCCAGCTCATGATCTGGCTCCTGATCCAGCTACCCATGCCGCGGATGCCGTTCCACAAGCCGCGCACGACGTCCTGGCCGTGGCTGTAGAGCAGGGAGCCCAGGGAGCCGATGCCGCGGGAGATCTGGCCCGGCAGCCCTCGTGTCCACGCCACGAACTCCAGGGCCTTGCGGACACCGGCGTCCTTGAATCGCTGGAAGGAGTTGGTGGCTGCTGCGGTGACGACGGCAGAGAGGCCGGAGATCGCCGCGCCGATCCGGCCTGGGAGGCCGGTCAGCCAGTCCTTCAGCTCGGTCATCTTGCGGACGGCCCAGTCCTTCGCCTGCCCGAACCAGCCAGCCACGCGGCCCGGGATCGCGCCGAGCCAGTCGATCGCCGCCAGCAGGCCGTCCTTGGCCCAGATGACCTTCGCGACGACCCAGTCCCACGCGGTCATGGTCGCGGCCTTGATCTCGTCCCAGTAGGTGACGACGAGCATCACCAGGCCGACCAGGGCGAGCGCGATACCGCCGATGATCCAGAACATCGGGTTCGCGAGGAGCGCGCTGTTCATCGCCCACACGCCGATGGACGCGATGGCGAACGCCGTGCCCAGCGCGGTCACGCCGGCGGCCGCAGCGATGAACACCCCGGAGTGATCCTGGATGAAACCGAACACGCCCTCCAACCGCGGGATCACCTCGGTGCCGAGGAATTCCACGAGGTTCTGCTGCATGGTGTTCTTGAAGGCCGTGACCTTGGCGCCGGCGTTGTCCCGCAGCCCGTCGCCGAGTTCCGCAGCCGCTCCCTCGACGTCGCCCATGGAGGCTGCGGCGTCGTGCAAGTTGAGCTTGAAGAGGGCGGCGCCGAGATCCTCACCGGGGCCGCCGAAAAGATCTTGAACCGCCTTTTTCGCCGTGTTCGACTCGGGGCCGAGCTCCACGATCGCGTCGAGGACCTTCGCCATCGCGTCCTCGCCGCGCTTACCGCCCGCGGACATGTCGTCGATGACTTCCTTGGCGTTCAGACCAACCGACTTCAGGGCGTCCACCTGTGCCTTGCCGCCGCCGGTAACGCGGAGTTCGAGTTCCTTGAAGGCGTCCGCGACCTTGTCGGTGTCCTTCCAACCGGCCTGGATCGCCTGCCGCATCAGCCCGAAGGCCGTGCGCCCGGAGAGCCCGGACTTGGCGAACTGGACGCCGTACTCGTTGATGGTTTCCAACAGGTCTTCGCCAGCGGGGCCGAGCCCGGCCATGCCCTTCGTGATCAGGTCGAAAGCTTCCTGAGAGTTCTTCGCCAGCCCGGTCTTCACCGCGACTCCAGCGGCCTGCGCCGCCATGGAGAGGTCGACGTCGAACGTCTTCGCCAA